TGTTATGAAATTGTGGGCTATCAAGTGAACATTTTTTACTTAGACAAGAATCAACGAAAGTGTGCCGAAATGCACAACGACAAGCATTGTGTCAAAATGATACTAGAATATGCTCAGTTGTTGTCAACAGCTCATCGTGTTCTTGACGGAACAGAAACTTATGGACTTACAAAAACTGGCAGGAAAGTTAGAAGATGGGCTCTTGAAGGTAGTCTTGATTCTATCCTTTATTCTGCAACTCATATTAATCACCCATCTGCTATTTGGGTAAGACATTCACCTGAGAATTATATGTGGTTGGCTGAGATGCTTGAAGAATTGTGTAATGAGTATACCTATCGTTATGGTAAGATTCACAAAGTTCAGCGTGATGGTTTAATGCAAGAATTGAAGAATAACTTTCCACAGAATTTCAAAAATTCTGGTTTTACTGAACCAACACCAGCGATGCCTGATGATGTGAAAGTACCAGGTGATTCTATTGCTTCATATCATAACTACTATATAAAGAACAAGACGCATTTGGCGAATTGGAAAAATAGACCTACACCGGAGTGGTACAATGCCAACATACAGCTTTGTTGATACAAAGACAAACGAAGAATTTGAAATTTTTATGACATGGTCAAAGCGTGAGGAGTATCTCAAAGAGAATCCTCATGTGCAACCATTGGTATCTGCACCAGCGATTATTGGTGGTGTGGGTGAATATCAAAATAAAGCACCATCAGCTTTTAGTGAAGTTATTTCACGGGTAGCCGAAGCACACCCAGCATCACCACTTGCTGAAAAAGTTGGTGGTCGCTCAATCAAAGATGTTAGAACCAGAGAAGTTGTTAAAAAACACGTAGATAAAATTACAAAGAGAACACAAAGTAAATAATGTTTGAATATGTTAAATTGCCAGAGTTAGATTTTGAACTTGAGGCAATCACAAGTGAGAGTGGTCGTGTGTATCTTGTTCCTAGTGGTAACAAGTATAATTCTATTACCACAATTTTAAAACCATACAATCAGCACATCATTGAAAATTGGCGTGAGGCTGTGGGTGAGGAAAAGGCAAATAAGATTTCAGGTATGGCATCAAGACGAGGTGAAGCATTACATTTGGCTTGTGAAAAGTATTTGTTGAATGAGATGGACTTTAAGTTTAGGCAGAACATGATGCCTAATATCAAGCAGTTATTTCTTCAATTAAAACCTGAGATTGATAAAAACATTGGTAAGATTTATGCGATTGAACAACCATTGTATTCTGATGAATTGCAGGTTGCTGGTCGTGTTGACTTGATTGCTGAGTGGAATGGTAAGTTGTCTATCATTGATTATAAAACATCAAGTAAGTTTAAGGATGAAAATGATATTCAAAACTATTTCATGCAGTGTACCGCTTATGCGATTATGTTTGAAGAAAGAACTGGTATACCAATTGATGATATTGTAATTGCAGTATCAGTTGAAAGTGAAAATACTCCTCAGATTTTCTGTAGGAAGAAAAAAGATTATATTGAACAGTTAAAATATTTTGTGAGGCTAAATCTTGAAAGTTTACATAAACAATTATAAAAGTCATTGGATTAGTCCATACACAATCTTAGAGAAGATTTATTTCTGGCGTGAGATTGATTATAATGAACCAGTGATTGAAAAGTTAAGTAGTGCTTTACATCCGATATGTGTCGCAATTCAATGGGTTTGGGATAAAATTGACCGTAAAATTAATTATGTGAAAATTGACCGATGGGATACTTGGTCAATGGATGCGACATTGGCTCATATCATTTTACCAATGTTAAAACAATTACAAGAATCAAAACACGGAGCACCATTCGTTGATGATGAGGATGTTCCCGAAGATTTGAAATCCACATCGGTACCTAAAGTTGAAGAGCATGAAACAGATAGTAATTTTTTCATGCGATGGGATTGGGTATTAAATGAAATGATTTGGTCTTTTGAACAAAAACTTAATGATGATAGTGAATCACAATTCTTTGATTACACAAATTCAAAAGGTTTGCCTTGGGAGGGTGATTATATTGCCCCCAAATTAGATTTGGATGGTTTAAAATCTCACCATGTGAGATTGTCTAACGGTTTTAGACTGTTTGGCAAGTATTACCAGAATTTATGGGATTAAATGTTATAAATAATAATTCTTGTGCCATACTGTAACAGATTATCGTTACAGCCAACAAAGGAGGAAATATGCGAAGTAGACCGATACTATTAAGTATCCTAATATCAGCGGCAATTTTAGTAACATCGGTATTTGTTACTAACGAAGGTAAATATCATTTACCCTTTGACATAAAATACCACACACTATCAAAGTCCATGCAAAAACAAGTGGACTGTCTAACCGAAAATATCCTGTTTGAAGCAGGAAGAGAATCTAAGCAAGGCCAAGTCGCAGTCGCCTTAGTTACCCTAAACAGAGTTGCCTCAGGAAATTACGCAAGTGATGTGTGCGGTGTCGTGCATCAAAAAACTAATGGTGTTTGCCAATTTTCATGGGTATGTGAGGCAGAACATAGAGCTAGACGCTTGACAATGCTTAATAGTCCGTTGTATAATGAGATTCGTTCAGTAGCGATTAATGTCATTATGAATTATGAAACTATGAAAGATATCACTAAAGGTGCCACATACTATCATGCTGATTATGTGAATCCACATTGGGGATTACCTAAGACAACACAAATAGGTAATCATATTTTTTATAAACGAAATAGTGATGTTAGGAAAATTGATAAGGAAATTAGATTATGAGTGAAGTTAAAAATGATTTTAAAACTATTGTAATTGCTGGTACTATTGTTATTGTTTCCGCAATTATAGGTGCATCCGTGTATAATATTAATGATAGAATGTTAATGTCAAGAAATATTGATAATGCGATTGCTAAAGGTGTTGACCCACTATCAGTAAGATGTTCTTTTGCTGATGGTCGTGATATGATTTGTGTGGCTTATGGTGCTTCACAAGGACATGGTTTAGTTTCTAAAAAATAAAATAAGGATATATTATGGCAGTTCAACAATTGAGTATTAATCAAATTAGCAGTGAAGCAGACCAAAAGAAGTTATTGGATTGTTTGCGTGAATGTAGTGGTTCTATGACCCGCATGGAAGGCGAAAGAGATTACATTAAAGAATCTGTGGCCGCTGTTGCTAAAGACTTACAGTTACCTAAAAAATTGGTAGCTAAGATGGTTAAAGTTTATCATAAACAAAACTATGATGAAGAAGTAGCAACACATGAACAATTTGAAACACTCTATGAAACGATTGTGAAATAATTATGAAATTTACTTTTACAAGTGAGTTCCAAGGTTTTGGTAGTCCAAAAAATACCATGGAATTTGAAGTTGACCAATTAGAAGATGTTTTGATGTATTTTCAACAATTCTTAAAGGGTGCTGGTTACCAGTTTGATGGTGATGTTATTATTGACCAAGAAACTTGGCCAATTGATGAGGCCAATCGTCAGGTTGAAGAACATTTTATGAATCTGGATCAAACAGAGTTGGTGGATGAAATTGACATTAGGAGTTAATCATGCCAACTAAAGAAGAAATGTTGAAGTTTGCCAAGGCAATTGAGCAACTTGTGGCAACAACCGATTACAACCATATGGAGGCAATCGTTGAGTATTGCAAACAGACTGGTATGGAAATTGAGTTGGCTGCCACATTGGTAAATAACAATCTAAAGGCAAAGTTAGAATCAGATGCCCAAGATTTAAATTTACTTCCAAAATCAGCACGATTGCCTTTCTAAAGAGAAATTTTATTATATAATGGTGTTATGACAGGTTATGAAGCTTTTAGTTTATACAATTCTCTGAAATTGCATTTCTCATCCGATTCTTACGATTATTTCAAATACAACGGTAAGAGTAATATCTCCATTGAATCATTTGAAAATCGTAAGGACAAGTATCATTTCTATAAACTTTCCCGGCAAAACGAAAAGGAAGACTACATTGAGTTTTTGGTCTCCAACTTTTTGGTAAACGAAAAATGTTGGGCAGGTGATTTATTACAAGAAGAAGCTGTGATTGCCTACAAACAAAGGATGGCAACCATACAATCTTTGGGTTATAAATTTAAATCTGATTGCCAATTACTCAAGGATAGTGTATCATCACCTAATGAATTAATTAAAACTGACGGTGATTACCCAAAGTTGTTGGTGATGACTTTACAGAAAGATATTCATTTGGAGACTTTAGTGATTATGAATAGTATTCTCAACTTCTTGCCCATGTGGGACAAGAGAATATCGGATACGATTCGTTATCCTGAGTTTTCTCGCAAAGTGAAAAAGTATTCGGCTTTCTTGCAGTTTGACAAGGAAAAATTTAAAGATATTATGAAGAAGGAGTTATTGTGAAGATTTATGTTGATATGGATGGTGTTTTGGCCAACTTTGAGAAACGGTACATTGAATTGTTCCGTGAAGCTCCTGATGGTCCAAACAGTCATCGTGACAAGAAAGAGTTTAGTAAAAATTGGGATATCTTTATTGGTGGTAAACACTTTGAAGATTTAGATTGGTGGCCAGGTGGTCCTGAGTTGGTTACATATTTGGGAAAAAACTTGCCACTTGATTCTGTGGAAATACTATCATCTTCTGGTGGTAACAAATACCACGCATTGGTTGAGTTACAGAAGAAAAGATGGATTGAAACATTTAACTTGCCTGAATGGAAAGTAAACGTGGTTGCCGGTCGTAAGAAGAAGGCAGAATTCGCAACACCTGATAGCATCTTAATTGATGATACCTTGGATGTTATTCAGGCATTTCGTGCAGCTGGTGGTATAGGTATTCATCACAAAGATATAGGCAATACTTTAATGTTGCTTGATATTTACTTGCAAAAGGCATAAATATAGTATATACTATGAATATGTGGATAAGTCGTTATACATTTTTAATACATTTTAATACGAGGTAAAATATGGATTTTTCAGCATTAAAACGCAACCGTTCAAGTCTTGATTCTTTAGCCAAGGCAATTGAACAAACATCAAATCCCCAAGAAGGCGGTTCAAAA